CCGGCATCAAGTCCCAATTGCTTGACGGCCTGCAAGAATGTCAAGGTCCGGCGTTTCATAAAGTAGGCCACAGCATCACCATTGATTCCACAACCACGGCAAACGAAACGGCCCCCCATGAAACGACCATTTGAATTGACTTTTTCTGGCCAACATGAAAACCGATCCCTGCCCCCACATTCAGGACAAGGTGAATGCCATTCGCTGTTTGAAGCGTGTTCGGCCTGGATTCCGTCTATTTGCAGTAAGTCCAAAATATTCATTTCAAAATGTATCCGTCACAGAGTTTAAACGTTTCACCTTTGGAGTTCTGAAAAGTCAAAGTCAGTTCCACGGGTTTCCGGCATAAGTTACACCCGCAATGCGGTACCCGGCGGCCCGGACCTATTTCGTGACCTATATGGTTTTTTCCGAGAAATAGACAGGTGCCGTATTGCCCGTAGTATCCTGTTTCAAGACAAGGCAAAACTTATCATTGTGTTTTATTACAGTAGCTTGTGCCCTAAATTGTGCCAATATTTCAGATTTTTTCATGGTTTTCCCAGGTGGTATGTGTACCACCTTGCATAGCATTTCCGTATAAACTCCCTAGGGAGAATCAATTTTCCCATATTAAAAGTTTACCGGAAGTGCTATGCAAGGTACTGTAAGCTCACTCATTAAAAATGACTGATTTGAATTGAGTTTTTCCGGCCAACATGAAAACTGATCCCTGTCTCAGCATTCAGGACAAGGTGAATGTCATTCGCTGTTTGAATTGTGTTCAGCCTGGATTCAGTCTATTATTTTGTTTTATTCCAGCAGCTTGTGCCCTTAATTGTGCCAGTATTTCAGATTTTTTCATGGTTTCCCTTGGTGGCATGTGTACCACCTTGCATAGCATTTCCGTATAAACTCCCTAGTGAGAATCAATTTTCCCATATTAAAAGTTTACCGGAAGTGCTATGCAAGGTACTGTAAGCTCACTCATTAAAAAGACTGATTCCGATATAAAATTGTTTCCGTTTTGAAGCATATCTATCGAATTTAGTTATCATTTGTTCTGTGAATTTGTTGATAGTCAATGGTTTCGTCCCCAATTCCTGACAATACTCGTTGTAAGCATCGAAAAGAATTTTTGCTTGAATTTCCCCAGTCAACTGGCAACACGCTTTGATAAAATCAGTCAATGAATCATTTTTAGCCCTGTAACTGTCTGTCGCTGCCCTCACAATGTCAGGCGGCTGAAGTCCGATCTTCTGCCATTCAAGACAGCCCCGCATGGCCCAGGCAAGAATTCCCGAATACTCGGTCTGTAACTTCTCTTTGATAAACTCATCTTTTTTGCGCTCGTTTGGTGCTGTAGGTTCGTCAACGAAACACATGTTGAACGGAATTTTTAAAACCCGTTCCCATAATGCAAAATCGTCCGGCGGTACTTTTGGCTCAAAGTTCGTCAACAGAATCAACTTGTGCGTCGGCTGGAAGTCCACTTGATACCTGCCATAAGGACTGCGTGCGCTGATACCGTCCCCGCCTGTCAAGCTTTTGGTTTTGCCAACATTCAGTTTCCGCCCGTCCTCACTCTCGCTTGATGTCATCAACCTCTTACCTTGCAGGCTCATCAAGTCCGCCCGTGCCCCGCCCGGGGTGCTGTCGTTCCGCTGTTCCATGATTGTTTCGATTGAAAGCGTCCCTGCATAATCGCCCATACAGGCTTTAAGCGCCTCAATGAATTTTGTTTTTCCATTTCGGCCTTTCCCGATTAAAAAAGGATATCTCTCTTCGTTCGTTAGGCCTGTGAGACAGTACCCGGAAAGCCTTTGCATGAAACGAACAAGCTCCTTATTCCCATCAAAAATTTCCATCAAAAAACGTTCCCATATAGGTGCTGGCTCGTTCAGCCCGCGCCATGTAACCGGACAAACTGTTTTAATCATGTCTTGTGGTGATCCGGCCCGGCATGTTCCATCTGTCAAATTGATAACACCATTTTGACAAGCTAAAAGCATCGGCTCCAAATCCCAGGCATCCCCAGCGGTTGAAAGTCCGGCATCCCCGGCCCGTGCCAATGTCAAAACGTCCATGACTCGTGAACGGCTCTGTAGCTCGTTCAAGCGCCGCCGCAATGCCTTTTCAAGTAACTCGGCTTTTTTATCCGGCGCCTCTCCCCTGGACAGTGCGCTGTTTGCCCGCCACGATATGCGTTCAAGCTCAATCCCGTAAAGCCTTGATACCTTTTGAACGGCTGCTATTGAGGATTCTACCTTGTCCGGCGCCCAGTAGTGGCCCGTCCAGAAGTACCATTGTCCGGCTGAATGGTCATAGATGTATATTCCCCGGTGCAATGCCCGGTACAACTCGGCATCACCGATCTGGTTCCGGCCCAGGCTTCTCAGAATGTATTGGGGATTAATTTTAACGGGAAACGGCCCGTCATCCGGTGCATCTTGTCCGATGTACGATTCATCCGGTGCGCCTTGTCCGTCATCAGGACAAAATGAAAGCCTTTCGGCCTCGGCCAACCGTTCCGCCTCGACCCTGATTTCGGCCTGTGTTATTTGCTGCCCGGTGGTCTGCATCATTTCACCTTGTGGCTGATTCTGGAACATACCCACTCGATACATAAGGCTATTGGATAGGCGCTTTTCGGCCCGGTGCCGGCGCTGTCCATGTTTGCTAAAATGCCCGATGAATTACCGTCAAGGAATTGCCGTGTTTTGTCGGTGCTATTATTTTTCATCGAATTTATCCATACCATGCCGCAGTAATCATCAACCGGTGTCTTTTTTGCTTTCAGGACACCATCATAAAGAGGACAGATGACGGATGACGGAAAAAACATCTGTCCTCTGTTTTCCCGAGTTCCATTTCATCATTCATTATTTATTCAATACCTTGTACATATTTTTTTTGATGTACGCATCAATGGAGCCTTTCAACACACGCAAGCCGCGAGGCCCGAGCCTGATGGCTTTAAGTTTGCCTTTCTTTATCAAATCGTAAATATGGCGATCAGTACAACAGAGCTGCTGTGCGGCATTGCGGATATATGTGAATTTTCCAATTGTCATAGTTTCACCTTCTAAAATTCGTTGTTCATGAAGCAGCTCTTCACAGTAACTTTATTTTTCTTTTTAGAGGGAGCCTGAGAGGCTGCGGTCTTCTTCGGGTTTTTGGAATCACCGAGCCAGAGAAGACCGGCCCGGATAGCGGCAGCATAAGCGTAAATTTCTGCATCAAGTGCATCATTTCGATCTCTGGTTTTCACCCATTCCAGGTACGGGAAGCCGCCTTTTATATGTGTTTCGATTTTTTCTGCAGTTAGTTGAAGAAAATACTCATCAGTTAAGGATTCATACCAGTGGTAACAACAGGGGCCGGGCGTGGTATTGTTTTTCAGCCGGCCGTAAAGGGTGGATTTTGCGGTATCTGTTCCGACAGGCCACAACTTGACTCCCTTTGGGATTCGTTTTCCCTTCCAGTTCAAATCCTGTTCCGTAGGTTTGCCAAGCACGGGTTTATTGCGTGCGCGCTCGCCTTTAATTGCGAATACGCGGCTGTCCCTGTTCCGGCAATAGTGATAAACCTGTTGTGTTTTGTAACCCGAATCTATAGCAATACCGAGTACCGGGATACTGGTACCATCGCGCATGAAGTTGAAAGCAATCAGATCGTCAAGTTGCGATTCCCATTCCCCGTATATCTCTCCATGCCAGATAAGCCATGATTCTTCACCTACGCCCCATCCGCGAAGGACAACAACAATACGGTTTTCCTGCACATCAACACCGCAAGTTATGAACACAACGCCTATGGGTGGTTTCATCGGCTGGTAAGGCTCACATCTTAGACGAAGGTTTTCCCATTCCGGTTGTTCCCCGGCAGATTCGTAAGGTTCGCCGAGTCGGGTATTTACCCATACCTTCATCGCCATCAAGTCATTTTTGGAATCGATAAATTCTTGGGCGATTTGTCGCCAGGATACGAAACCGAGAGGGGACAGTAATCCGCTGATATGGTATCCGCGTTTTGTCCGATTTGGTTGTTTCGGGATCCACAGGCCTTTTTTCAGCATCTTGTTTTTGTAATGCTCATTGATTTTTTCACGGCAGCTCATGCAGGTGTACCAAACATCTGTTATCTCGCCGTTTTCCTCTGTGTATTTAAGTCCGTATTCTTCGTTATTTGTAGAAAAAATCAGTATTTGCAGGGTATCGCAAAAAGGGCAGGGGACGTGATAATACCGCTGGTCGGATTTCAGAAACTCTTTTTCGATCAGGGACCCGCCTTTTTGGGTAGGCGTGCTGATCTTTAAGACTTTCTTCCGGCTCGAATAAGTATCAGTCCGTCGTTCGGCCAGGCTAACAGGGCTTCCTTCGCCGCCGATATCAGGTTCAAAACCGTCGATATCATCCAGGATCAGATATCTGATGGAAACATTTCTGAAAGCAGCGCCGGAGTTGCTACCTGCCATGTACAGTGCGCCACCAACGAAGTTTTTTGCCAACACAGTATTTCCGCCGGTGCGGCTCTTAGGCGGAGTTACTTTGTCCTTAATCGTGGGGATGCTTTCGATCATGGTTGCAATGCGGCTTCGGCTGTGGCGTTCCGCCAGCTCTGCGGTAGGCAACATGTATAAAATAGGACCTGGGGCGCAATCAATGATGTACCCGATAAAATTATTCGCCACCTCAGATCCGCCGATCTGCGTAGCTTTCATAACGACGATATCGGTTACTTCGGTTTCGGTGACAGAAAGCACTTGCATAATCTCCCGCAGGTATGGTGTGCGGCTTGTGCGGTAATTGCCAGCTTCACGGGATGCGACGGTATTTAAAACCCTTTTCTCATCAGCCCATTGGTCAACAGTGATGAGAGGGTCCATTTCCTTGAGTTTTCGAAAAATATTACTTGACTTTTGATAATTTTTATAAATCGTGTATTTTTAGATAGTTATACATTCTCTCTGTTTATGATATTTTGATTAAAACCACACATATCATGCAGACACAAAAAAACAGTTTTGCCTAACCTATTGAAAATACAGCAGCTCATATTTTATGTAAAATGTCAAGATATAAAATTCGAAAACTCAAGCATTTCAAGGCCGGCGCAAGCCGCTTTGATAAAGTACATACGACCGTCAATCATGATGAACCCGTACCAGCGTGAACCGCCTGTCAATACAGATGTCTGATGTCGGAATTATGATCTCTGGTTGCTTACCTCTTATCTCTGAATTGGGATGGCAAAGCAAAAAGTTCAAGATCAAGGCGCGCAAATCCTGAGGAGTGAGGCGTACGACCAGTACGCCGCAACGACGAAGGATGCAGCGTAACGCAGATATTGGACTTTTTGAGAAGCCATCATTCATTGAATGAACCCCGGATATGTGCCAACGCGTTTCTGATTTCGTTTTCCAGGATTGTCCGAATATTTGCTTCCTTCTTTTCGGCTGCAAGCTGGGCGCTTATCCTGTCAACGATATTTATCAGACTGTCGCGGGTTTTCCGGTACATTTCGAAGGCGCCCTGTTTGACTTCTTCGTCGCGGAGCAATTTGCCTGACCGTTCCTCATAATCCAGTTTTTTCATTTCAGCGTTGTAGTATTCTTTTAACGTCCTGGCTTCACTAAAGGACATTTCTGCTAAAACAGTGGTTTTGGCTGTTTCTGTCATCTGCTCTCTGTCGTCTGTCTTTTGCTCTCCGCCATCTATCCTCTGTTCAGATGGTGTATCCGGGAAGTTCAACCTTGCGATCTTGTTTTTATGTCCGCGATTCACGGGATCAGAGTATTTTTTGACATTTTCAACGGCAGCTTCTATGTCGATTATATATCGCCTGTTGTTAAGCCTGGTAAAAGTATCGCCGAAAGCGCCTTTCTTGTGGAGTTGAGAAACACGCCCCCTGGTGACACCAAGGCGGTTGGCAAGGTCGGTAACATTCCCGTAATTATCCGGTATAGATTGCAAATTGGTTTTTTTCCGGGGTTTACTTTTCGCTTTTTTGGGCATGGGGGACTCCCTGTAAAAAGAAAAGTATGAAGTATGCTTCAACCTTCATAATTCAACCTTCATACTTCATAATTCAGTTTTAAAGAGCGTTGGGTATTCTTTCGGCCTAACGGTGAGATTCGGTTTCCAATAAATCTTGCATCCTGATGCACGAGCTTCGTTATGTAATTTCTCGACCCACTCCCATTCAGGCTGGAATGCGGGCATTCTGCTTGATACACTTCGCCCGCCTATGATTATCCAGTCAAA